GCCCATACTGCATCAAAAGCTTTGTTGCCGGTAGTGGCTGCCAGTGCCTGATAATCAGGCTTGGCAATAGGCCGAAAATTGGAGCCTATGGCGTTATCCAGTACCCGCTGAATGATGCCAGAGGCCCAGCCGTCGTTGCGGACCAGATCACGCGCACGACTAACCACGATATCGCGGTAAGGATTGTTCTGCCCATCAACTGACCATAGATAAGGCATCCAGGCTTCGGTATGCTGGCCATACATGTCGGCAGCATCGTAAGGTAGCGTATTATTCCCAGCCAAGCCAAGCGGCTTGAGTGGCGCTAAGGGTTTCCCGTTTGCGCCTAGAATGCTGACCGGATTATTATTGCTCATCTAAATACGATCCGTCCGGCTCTACGGGGGTTTTTAACAATGCCCAGCGCGGCTTGCAGGCTTTGAATGTAGGCATACAAGTCTATTTTATTGGCGGCTGTATAGGTCGCAGACGTTTCCGATCCGCTAGTGGTGTATTTTGTTTCCACCATTTTTGCGCCGGTCATCAGCTTGGCATAGGCTTCTTGCGCTATCGCAAGATTTGCCCGCAAAGCAGCTTGATCCATACCTGCAAAGGGTCCGCGATTAGGGTTATACATGTTTTCTCCTAGGCCAACCGGGTTGCTAATGCTTTCTTGGTTGAGCTATTGATTATTTTTACAGTCGTTTCGGGTGATTCCGATGCTGTTTTTAGTTGTTCTTTGTTGGGTTGCTGCGGCTCAATCGCCTGAATATCCATTACTTCAACCTCGGTATCCAGTAAATCAAGCTGGCTAATTCTAATTTCTTCTTGATCCCAGCGTCTTGGTGACCATAAGTTAATTCGTAAAGCGCGGGCAGCGTGTAAGCAGTAACATTCACAATCCAAAACCTCGTTTCTGACGCCCGACAAAGGTTGCCAGAATTTTTGTCGCCCAAATCCCCTGCGTGGTGCTTTGACTTCTGACACCAACTGTTCGAAGTAATCAGCTCTGACATCCTGATAAAAATGGATAACCCCCGGGCCGTTGCCGGTTAATTTTAAGCGTGCGCCTAAAATCAGGTCTTTTGCCATGCTAGTGCCTACGATGTGAACCTGCACACCGTATTTTGAGTATTTGTTGCTGGCTTTTACGTCAATGGCTTTGGCGGGGGTAAAAATCTCACGGCTGACATTGACATCTATCATTTTGTCTTTACTGGAGCCCTTGATTGCCATGACCAGGATGCTGTGCTTGCCATTCATGGCGCGAACAAACTGGTATACAGCATCACTGCGTTGACCGTCTGATGAATCGACACTGATGGCTTTAACTTTTAAAGAGCAACCCAGTTCATGCCGGACAGGCATGGTTAACAGCATCCATAAATCCAGCCACGGGCCAATCGGCTTACCGTCACGGATAGAGACGGAGGTATCACCGTAGATCTCTCCCCAATAAACAAGCCAGGATTCTTCACCCCGTCCCCAGGCACGGATAATGATAGCAATACGATCATGCTGTATGTCTACACCGACAGTAATGATTAAGCCGCCAACAGGGACAGTAAATTCGCTGTAATTTTCTGATCTTGCCTGTAGTTCATCCGTGGGTGGCGTATCTTTTGGGTAGTCGTAAGACAGCCCCATGGATGCGTTGGTAAAGGCAATCAGGTCAGCATCATCACCTTGGTCAAACTTTTTCTTGGCTTCTATCCATTTACGCATTAACTCGGATATGCGGCTGCCCCGAAAAGCGCTCATGAGTTCGTTGCCTGCAAAGCCTGCAACGCCTCTAAATTCTTTGGCGGCAATCCATCCAGCCTGGGTGTGGCCCTGGCGCTTTAACTCTCGGCTGTTGTATATATTGTTAATGCGCTGATTATCGCTCCATTCAGATCCGCAATAGGGGCATGAGTAAATGGTAGTTTCCCAGCGGTCACCTTCGCAATGCAGGTTTCTAAAGTCCAGCACATGCGATTCTTTGCAAGCGTGGCAGACAACCCAGTAGCTACGTTGATCACTGTTTTCATAGGCATCATCAATCTGTGACAGGCCGGTAATGGTTGGCGTACCACCAAAGATGCTTTTAGCTTCGTCAAATGTTTTTGAGCGCTCTTTAAGCAGTTTGATGGTATTGCCTTGGCCCTGGACGTTTCCGTTCGCGTCGTCAGGCTCTTCAACTATTGTAATCGGTGCTGAGGTAGATTTAACTTCACTGGGTGAGTTAGAGCCTACCAATTTAAGCATCACAACACCGATTGATTTTCGTAGAGTTGTATTGCCCGCACGTGTACCCACTCTTAGATCAACTTTTTCGCTTAAGCTGGGGGTGGCCTCTACCATGGGCCTGAATTTTTCCTGTTCAAAATCTTTGGCTGATTTCTCACGCGGAAACATAGCCACTATAGTGCCTTCATCCTGATGGTCGATTCGCTTGCCAATTACGTTGCAAATAACGCCATCTGTCCATGCCCATTGAGCTGATTTTTTGCAGACGATAACGGGTATGCCTGGATCATCAATCGCATTCAGAATATCATCCAGATACGGGACCAGATCCGTGGAAAATTTGCCGGGTCTGGCACAGTTTTTTGGACTTAGATAACGTTTAGTGTTAACCCAATCCAGTGTGCTCGACTTTTTTGGCGGTGCCAGCAGGCTGTACATGTCCTTCATCAGTATATTGACTGCTGGGGACGTGTCTAGCGAGTTCAGTAAGAGCATTGTCTATTTCATTTGTAATAATGTTTACATCAAAATCAATGTCGTAACGCGCGTCAATTAATGCTTTAAGTTTGCCTGTCATGCCTCGAAGCGAGGTTTTTATGTGTAGGAAGGCGTTAGCGATTTCAGGCCGCAACTGCTCCATATTGATGAGTTGAGATTTCTTCTCTGCAAGCGTAAAAAGCTTTAGCTCTCGATCAACGCGCTCGGTTAAAACGCGCTCTTTAATCAGGTCCATATCATCAGATTTATGGCCTGAAGCTAGTCCGCGCAGATGATTAATGTAAGCCAGACGGATTTCAGACATGGAGAGCGTCTTCCAGTCAAGATTGAGCCTTGACATGTGGTTACTTACTTCTTGCTGGCTAATACCTAAGTGTTCGGAAATATCTTTTTGTGTTGGCATCGCCTTATATCCATAAACAGCTTACTTTACAGCCCCCTAGTGAATTTATAAATCTAGTGCAAATTTCGCGCTCGAAACCTCGCGGTTTTGAACAGGGCTAGATGGGACCCTGGCAATCTAAGCGCCGTTATAAATGCTTGGATTATCAGGGTCTTCAACATTTCCAGCGAAATAAACGATTAAGCAGCCACAGAACTAGCAGATTGCCCAATATGATTGGGTGTAATAATCGCAGCAATAGCCCCTGCTAACCCGATCAGTGCCGGAACACCGGAAGTAATTGCTCCAACAATATCACCGGCAAGCGCCGCAGTGACAGCATTGATGATGAGAGGTGTAAGCGCCGCACCACCGGCAACACCGGCATGTGTAGATGTCTCGCTTACACGTGCAGATGTCCATGCTTTAGCTGTATCAATCAACGTTGTTGGCGCTTTATCAGGTTCAATTGATATCTCACCATTCACCACAACTACATGATAACCATCCGGTGCTTTTATTTGCGCCAAGACAGTTGGATCAATTGGACCACTCATTACGCCGCCGGTGCTTCGACGAATTGGGCTAAAAAATCAGCTTGCGCCACCAGCGTAGTAGTTTGATCAGCATTAAGCTCAACAAAATCACCGACAGCCGCACTATTGTCAACCTGGATGGTAGTGTCATCTTCAAGTGTGGCTACTGTAGTTACAGTCAGAGACTTAATTGATTGCGCAGAAACTTCCTGCTTGATAGGGATGTATTTTTTAAACGGCATTACATTTTCTCCAGACATAAAAAAACCGCCTTGCAGCGGTGTAATAAGGTGCAAAGCACCGATAAACCAAATATCATTTTCCTACACGGATATGATCAATGATAACGTAGAGCCCGCCGACCAACCCAACCAGTCCGACTACGATACCCCAAGCCACGCGAGCTAACTGACTCATGCGTATCAAACGCCTCATTTCAGCAAGCTCTTCTTGGGTAAGTTCTTCAGGTTCTGTTTCCGACATAAATCCCTTTATTTTGGGCATAAAAAAACCCTGATTAGATATCTAAGCAGGGTTACTCTGTATTATGGGAAATATTGCGCTAAAATGCGGACGTTGTCAAATGGTTATTATAGTAAACCCTAAAAAAAACATTATGGTCGATGTCATAGAGCATTGATTGCACCAATGAAAGCTTTTGTTTCCAGTATCTCCTAAAAGCCGCCTCATCAACTCCGATCACTAAAGCCATTGATCTGACTGACTCATGACCAAACCCAGAGCCGCCACAAGTACGGCAGGCTTTGTTTGATTTATGCCCTACGCCATTGCAGTTTTTGCATTTACAGGGTGCGATAGCTTCTTTAACCGCGATCTTTGAAAGCGCTTGCAGTTGAGTGGGTCTTACTTTCCATTTTAACCGCTTAGATAAGTCTTCTGTTTGCCGTAGAGTCATAATTAACAGGCAATTAACAGACGCCTCATCACCCATATACTTAGCCTGACAAAAAGTCATTTCAACCTCATTCAAACCACTTAGCAGCCCGGCTATCTCAGCACTGGACAGTCCATCACCCGTGCTGGATCGACCAGAGACAGCAGCTGGATTAATACCATGAGCGGTTAAGCGTGCCAACATTTCAAGACTCATAAACACTCCTATGTGGTGCATATAAAAACAAATTAGCGCGATTGATCCATCCAGATAGGAACACAGATTTGGAAGCATCCTTATCGACAATATCCCGATAATAACTTTTCCGTGCTAAGCAAACCGCTCTTAACACTTCGATGCTGTAAACATTACATGCGATTACTGCAGATTGCTTTGTGCGGGCACCCAATATGCCATCAATCCTGATAGGTGAACCCATTTTATGAATCACTGACTGTAAGAGCTTAATACCTTCTTCAGCACCCATAGCCAACACCATATCAAGTGCCACCGGTTGCAGCGTATCAGGTAAGTGATTAATACCGGTCTGAATAAAATACAGATCCTCATAAATCTCATAAGCTTCATGTTTGCTTAATAACTTAATATCCTCTTCAGCTACCTCATCATTTCGATAAGCAGCCAGATCAGCCAGGGTTAAACCAAACTTGGTGGCTGCGCCTGCCTTATCCACTTTAAAACCACCTTTAACCTCAATCAACTGCTTAATAATTTCAGCTATTTTCATCTATCACTCTCCTCATCAAAATTAAACCCCAAGCTACGGCAAATTTCACCACTCTTAATACGTTCACCACTAGCCAACTTGACATCAATACCCGCTGGCTTACCAAATACCGCGTTAATTTTTACCAAGAACTCAGCAAGATCAGGCGCTTGATCCTGAATTAACGCCCATTGTTGCCTTTTATTGCTCATAAATTGCCTGCTAGATAGCTATGACCACTATGACCGGGCTATGACCACCAGAACCCTTGATTTTATTGGTGTGGTCATAGCGGTCATAGCGGTCATAGGTCTTTTTAATAAAAAATATTAATAAGCTTTCTGTCATGGCTAAGCCCACACACAGCCACACAGGCATAGCAAAAAAAACAGCTATGACCGCTATGACCGCTATGACCAAGCCACGAAACACGCGGACTCCCATTTTTAGCAAGCTATGACCATGGACATATCCCAGGCTATGACCATTAACCCGAAAACGCTTCATACTCATGGCTTTCCCAAACGCTCGGGGGGATGGTGAACCGCGCGGAAAAAATCGCTTGCGCATCCTCCAGGCTAGGTAACTGATAAAACAGCTTACGGGTTGGATTGTCTCTTCTAGGTCTTGCTGTTTTTACACCCCAGTCTTTGATCTGATGACCAATCACCACAGAATGTTCGGGATGAATCACCTTATAAGCCATGCACCATTGCAGATAAGAGGATTGCAGCTCAGTTGCTATCAGATTTTCCGGCCAAACCAACGCATCTTCTTCTGCATAATGCGCATCAATTTTCTTGATCCAGCCTTGTTGCAACAGATCAAACCACCATTGCACGATAGAGCCGCCAGAGCGAATCTTTAGCTCCCAGCCACAGGACTGTAATACTTTAGGAATGTCTCTTGGATGCCAGTCTTTAATATCGACTGTTAATAGATACGCCATTAAGGCCGCGGTACCGCCGTTTTTCATTTCATTACGAATATCCTTAAAATACTCATAATCGCCCTTACGGGCATCGGAGACATCAGTGATCACATAACGCCGATCATCCGCACCCCGAGGCACTGCCCAATTCTCGTTGGTAGCAAATATCATACGGCGATAACTTCTTACCATAAATAAATCACGGCCCTTGTGCTCGATAGGCTGTACTTCATCGGTGATCATCGATTTCAGTACACCTTGCGCAGATTTATCACCACCCCAGACCGATTCGTTACAAAAAACCAGTAAGGCGTTGGCTAAATGCCCAGAAAAACGCCCGGTTATCTGGTTTAACGAAGACAGCATTAAAAAATGTTCACTGCCCACAATATCCCGAAGCGGCCTGATAAACGTATCTTTACCAATGCCCTCACGCCCCCGAAACACCAGCGCCGTTTCTGGCAGCTCATGAGGTCTCTGGACTAAATGAGCACACCAGTAAATGATGTAATTAAACAAATCAGCATCACCGGATGCTATTACATCAAACACAAACTCAAGATATTTAGCACACTTACCCTCGGCTGGATCAATACCCCAACCCGTCCACAGGTTTAAATAACCTGGCTGATCTTCGCCAGGTGAAAACACCATGCCATCATACTCGGCACGCCTGGCATGATTTAACCAGTACGTGCCCAGACCTACCTCTTCGCCCCGATCAAACATCTTGCGATTACAATAACGGGTTTCAAAGTCGGTTTTTGCCGAAAACGTCAATAATTGCCGTTCCATCACCGGATCATATTCACGGTTTAATACCAGAATACGCCCGCCAATGGGCAAAATAGCATGTTTAAGATTTAACTCATCAATACGGCCATCTGAATGATCAGGTGATTTGCCATCATCACCACCCCCTTCTTTATTTGACCGAATCACCTCTAGCAAAGAGCCTTTCGGCACCCCTGCTTTTTTGGCTATTTTAGACAATAAAAACTCAAAAGCAGGCCGGATAAACTCACCCAGCGCCACTTTCATGACCAGTTCAGTCGTTAACAGATCAAAGTCGTCACAGTCATCAATCTCTAACGCTAAACTTTGGCGAGTCGGTCGCACTTTTTCGGCGCGAACATCTTCACCCCCCGCAATGGTCTCTTCTTGCGGGGCTTCCTGCTTTGTTGTAACCGCTAAACGCACTGCATCCAATCCACACAGCCTGTGCAAGTCGTTAAAGTCCGTCGGAATCTTGCCATTAACTAATTGATCCGCATCAAATGTAGGTATTAAAACCCGCCCTCCTACCTGCTTGGCTGCATCTGTCGCCTTACTCAGTCCAGGATTGCCCTCCGTAGCCTGGTCATTATCCGCACACAATATGATGGTAAAATCCGGAAACTTGTCCCGTATTACCCTGGCAACGGGTATCAGATTGCCCGCATTAAACGCCACTGCCACCGCCAGACCCGAAGCCTCATATAAACTTGCGCCGGTTGCGTAACCCTCACAAATCAATAACGAGCCGACTGGCTTGCCGATTGCATAATAACAACCCGAAATTTCACCACCGGTCAGAAACTTCTTGCTGCCATCACCCTGAATAAACTGCATACTGGTAATCTCTCCAGACGCGTTCCGAAGGGGAACAACCAGACTATTATTCAACGTTTTTAAGCCATAAGGCTTTACGCCTTTATCGAGCAAATAAGGATGTATCCCCGCCGGTGTATCGCCTTCTGCTCCATTGCTTCGATCAGCCGCCGCCGGCCTGGCAATGTCATAAAGTTTATTAGCCTTATTTTTAGCTTCCTGTCGTAAAACAAGCAACGCCGCTTCACGCGCTTGCGATGCTGCCTGCTGTTTTTTTCGCCATTCTTCACGCTCAGATGGCGAAAACGTGTGTTCAGACTTGGCACACCAGTTTTGCGAATCACCGGTTTTCCAACTGCCGAACGCACCCGCTGGCATAGCTCCATCGCTATAAAGCACATACCAGCCATTTGTAGCCCCTGATTTATCGCCCGCTATGCGATAGCGGTGAATTTTTCCATCAGGAACTAAACTCAGATTGCCATGCGCCTCTAATCCCAGAGAGCGCATGGCATTTAAAAAACCTGTTTCATCAGCGTTTGAGAACATGGTCTTTTATTGATTTATTGAAAATTTTTTAGCAAAAGACAGCTCGCTAATGTTTTGCTCGATCAGTAGATCCAGATCAAACAGAAAGTCTTTAACGTCGTCCGCGTCGTTATCGATAAATAGATCATCGTCATGATTAATAATGCCGCGTTCTGAAGCGTGGTGATCAGGATCAACCAGGTCATCACGATCTATGTGGATAATAATGCCGCCTTTATCGCGAATTAGTTCGGCTTCATTTTCAAAGCGGATATCGTCAAAGACGATGCGTTGATCACGGGTATGGATCAGTTTAAATTGTTCAGCTCTGATCCAGACATCATCACGAACGTGGTATCTACCCCATTCCGTGCCGAGGGTTTGCATAATCATTCTGGCAGTGCGGCCAATGAGTGGTATGGGCACCTCTTTACCGACTCTAATATAGTGATCTGTATCCTGATCACTGTAGCCAAAACTTTTGATGAACTGGAAGGCCATTGCCCTTATAGGATCTGCAAACGAGTGCTTAACAAAACCTAATTTTTGGCATAAATGTGTAGCGGCGGTTGATTTACCGCTGCTTTTTTTGCCTGCGAATCCTATTATTATCCTGGTCATGTTGTCCACCTGTTCGT